CCTTCATGGGTATGGGCTGCGCTGCAACTGCTGCAATTTGAGCTCCTGCAAGCCCTGTAACCATAGCTATCCAGCCGGCCATAGCGGGAGGAAGCCACCACCATTCTGCCACAATTTCTCCTATTGCCTTCGCTAAGTTTACACCTATTTCAAAAATGGCAATAGCTTTATTTTGCTTGGCTTGTTTTACCTTTTCTTTTCTGAGTTTTTCATTGTGCTCTTTGTCTAAATCTTCAATCTCTTTGTTTTTTTGTCTTTCGCTTTTTGAGCTGTTTTGAATAGCTTCTTTTTCTTTGTTATACTGAATGTCAATTTCATCCATTCGGTTTTGTGTAAACATTGAAAAAATGTTGGCTATCTGACTTACATATCCTGATACAGTGTCAACATATCCAGATACAGTATTTAAAATTTCGTTTTTGATAGCTTCATTATAATACTTAGAAATATCTTTGGTACTTGCTCCTACCTCGTTAGCTGTTCTTATTGCCTCGTCTCTTTCGCGATAGATTGCAGCAAGCCTACTAAACAAACTATTATTTACAAGGTTATTATACTGACCTTCAATCTCTGCTTTTTTTGTATATTTTTCGCGTTCAATTCTTTCTTTTTCTGCCTTTTCTTGATTCTCAAGCTCTTTTCTTTTGATAGAATAGTACTCTTCGATGTCTTCCTTTTTTGCTCCTGTTTCCCAAGCAATACGAAGCGCTTCATTTTTTTCTTTTTCTAATTTGTCAATTCTTGAAGCAGTAAGATCGAATATAAGATCATTGTATTTTTTTTCTATTTCATATCTTTTGTTTACATCTTGTTCTAATTTTAGTCGACGCCTCTCAAGAGATTTGTCTTCCTCAGGATCAACCAGAGTTATTATAGTTTCTTTTTTTTGTTTCTTTTTTGTTTCTTCTTTTGTTTCTTCTTTTGTTTCTTCTTTTGTTTCTTCTTTTGGCAACTGCGAAAGAGATTTTTTGTATAAATTTAATCTTCTTATTACTTTGTCGTATGTATCAACATATCCTAAAAGAGTTTCATTGCCGCCAGTATATTCATTTTTTAAATCTTTCAAAGCAAGTGTCATTTGAAGTGTATTATATTTTGCCCGTCTAACATCTTCGATAGTTGCACCTGTTGATTTTTTTGCCGCCTCCTCTAAATCCATCGCACCTTTTAAATTGTCGTAAGCGTCAGCAATTTGCTCTAAATACTTTATGTCCCTTTCAGTATTTGTGCGATTTGTTTTTGAGTATTCTGATTGTTTGTCAATAGCATCTGACCAAGAATTTATGATAGTATTAATTGCTTCGTTAAGCAATAAAGCCGCTGTCAAAGCTACACCCATTTGGCCAGCCATACCCATTTTTCCAAACAATGGATTGAGCTTTATCATAAGGGGAAGCAATTTCCCAAATGTTTTAAGTGTTGTTCCATACAATAAAACAACAGGTCCCATTATTGCAACAAGTGCTGACATTTGAATGACACCTTCTTTGACTGCTTTAGGCAACGAATTAAACCAATCAACTAATTGCTTTAACTTGTTTACAGCAGCATTTAAAGCTGGTACAACCTTATCCATCAAAATAGGCGAAAATGACTCCCACAATGTCAAGGCAACGTCAACCAGTTTGTTTTTTAGCAAAATCATTTGATCGTTAAAGTTTTTTATTTGCTTGTTAGAAACAGAATCAGTTGTGCCGCCTGCCATTCTTAAATTTTTTTCATACTCTCTTATCTTGTCTGATGTTCCTATTAATGTTAATAATGAAGCTGCACTTTTTTCTTGAAAACCCATTGTCGAAATTATCGTTTTTTTCTGCTCATCACTCGTGTCTGAAAGAGCTTTTTCAAGATCTGCAAGAATATCTGCCATGTTCCGCATTTCACCGTTATTGTCATAAACTGCTACGTTGTATCTTTCAAAAGTCGCTTTATTTTCAATAGCTGCTTTTTGCAAATCTCTCAAAACTATACTAAGTTGTGTTCCTGCCTCTGCGCCCTTAGTTCCTTGGTCTGCATATGCTGCAAGTACTGCAACTCCCTCCTCTATGTCTTTACCAAGTATTCTTAAAGCTGCTCCGGCCCGATTTGTTAATGATGTTGAAAATTGTTCTACACTTGCGTTTGCTAATATATTTGCCTTGACAAGAACATCAGAAACACGAACTTGATTTTTCATATACTCTTGTGTGTTTTTTGATGCCATGCCTAACGCACTTTGAGCGTCTGTCAACAAGTCAGTTGCCAGCGCCAAGTCAAAGTTTCCAGCTTGTGCAAATTTGGCTACATTTGGGAGTGCTTTTATTGATTTTGCTGCATCTAAGCCAGCGGATGCCAAATAATAATATGCCTTTGCGGTTTCAGTTGCGCTATACTTTGTGGTTGTTGAAACTTGTTTGGCTGCATCTGACATATCTTTTTTCATAGAATCAGACAACTCACCCATAATTGCAAGCGAGTTTGTCATTGCCTTATCAAAGTCACCGCCAAACTTTGTCACCGTTGTGCCGAGTGCAACCAATGGAAGCGTTAAGTATTTACTTAAATCAGTACCTATTTTAACAGCTTCTGAGCCAGCTTTACGCAATGACTTTGCGGTAAGTTGTGCTTTTTTGTCAACGTCTTTAAGACCAGCTTGTACAGCCTGAAGCCCATCTACAGCAATAACACCTACAAGTTTAAAAAGCTCTTTCATAGTTCTACGTATCCTTTTGCAAACAGTTCTCTGTTTTTCTTATCCTCTTCCAGAGCCTTTTGAATTATCTTTTCTTTCTCTTCTTTGCTGATCTTTGCCGGACGTTCGCCAAGTCCAATATCATTTAAGTAAGAATTAAAAGTTTTATTTTTGCCACCTGCACCAGTAAGCCAAGCCGAAAAAGCGCTTGATCTATACATTTCTTTTTGCAGCTTAATCTCGTCTTCCTCAATCATCTCAGAGAAAAATTCCAGATCAGTAAAATCCAATCTGGAAAACTCTTGCGCTGTTAATCGAAGGTAGTATTTGACTTGCCTCTCTTTTCTGCGTATGCTTTCGCGTATTTTACTATTGGCTTGACAAGAAGAGAGGCACCAGATAAAAAACTTTTGAACTCAGGTCGTGCCAGAATCTGATTAATGGCAGTCGGGATAGTGTCAAAAGGGTAGTTCTGATACATATCTTCAAGGTCTTTTGCGCCAATAACGCTCACAACGAAATTAGAAAGCGGCTCAAATAAATGTTCCTGTAACAGTCCAAATATTTCTTTACCAAGTGGCAATAAAATATCTGCCTGCTCTTTGATTGTATCGGTGTCTTGCATTTCTGCGCCTTTATCGACAACCATTTCAGCAATATGCTTACAGTCTTCATTTTTAACAAGTTTAATAAGCATCGAAGAAAGCCCTATAAAGTCGCCACAACGCAAGGGCCTTACCTTTACTTCTCTTAACTCCTCAGTCTCCATGTTCGCCTCCATGAGATTGTTTTTGTTAGTCTGTTATTGTATATGCTGCGCTCGACACTCTGGTATCGTAACCGGCTGCACTTGCACGGGCGTACAACGTGCAACTTGATGCAACTTCCACTGGTTCGGTATATCCTACCCATACCACACCGTCAAGGCTGTATTCCTTGAGTGTTGCGTTTGTATCATAAGTAATTGTCACATTCTGAGCGCCTGAATAACTGCCTGCTGTAGGGCTAAATGTTGAGTGGTTCAGGTCTGGAAGTTCTACAACGTTTGCAACAGGCCTATAAATTTTGAATGGCACTGTTGAAAGTGCATCTTGCGCAAAGTGACCTTTAATAGTCAGAGCAATAGAGCTATGTCCCTTTTCTGCAAAGGACATCGAAAACGGGCTTGACGCCAGGCCGTTAAGCAAAGCAAAAATTATCTTACCTGTTACCCCGTGCATGGTTCCAACAATTGCGTAATCAACGTATTCGGCGCTGTTTATTGTAAGTGACGGGGTAATAAGATCGTGTGTTTTTGCCTGTTCCGAAGGGTAATCTGTCGCAACTGAGCCAACAACAGAAGCAAGCAAGTTATCTTTTGTTATTTCAAAAATGCTGGCTGTAAGTTCAACTGTTGCACCTACAATTCTTTTCATTCCTTCAACATCACCCAAAGCACCTGCAAACGGAATTGGTATTAATTCAGGCGTATAGTCAATCTTGACTTCGCCATCAAGAACACCGACAACTGTTCCCAAATTTTTCGGGCTTACAAAGTTTTTATACAGTATCGCATTGTCAATTACATAGTTTTGCGGAGTGTTTACATTAAACCCTGATGTATCCATGTGTCACCTCTCTTTTAGTGAGTTATCGAATTAATCCATTTTGTTTCCACCGCTTTTGCATCACACCGGATATTGTAATGTATGCATGAAGGGTCACCTTCATCTATTACTAAAATATCAGGTGTGTAGTGCCGTATTTGAGAGTATCTTGCGTGTGTTAATGTTTTAAACTTCAGCAAATACTCTATTCTTTCAACTGCGTTTCTCGCAGGTTCTCGGCTTGAGTTCATGTCAAATAAATTTATGTCAACTAAAAATCTACTTACCGCTCCAGACTCTTCTCCGTACTTGCTTATTTCGTAAACTAAGTACATAAACGGTGCTGCTTCTGGTGCTACCTGATCAAATACAGCAGGCTTAGTGTTATAAGTGCCAAGCAATGCCACAAGTGCACTATCACCAGTAAAAAGATTATACAAAGCCGATTCGTACATTATAGCACCGGTTCAGATGTTAATCGTTTGATTTCTTCTTTATTTGCAAGTAATGTTTTTACAAAAAACGGCCTTTTTCTTACTTGTCCTACATATCTTATTTTTTTTAGCTTAATCTTTCCAGACTTTTTAGTTGTTGTAGTAGTCTGAAACCTTGGATCTGTCCCGAATTCCATTAGATGCGCATGGTATGCCGGATCTTGAAAACCCACAAGTACAACATAGTTTAAATTCTTGTATGTTATACCCTTTTGTAAATGTCCTCTATATTTATTTGGTGGTGAACCTGCTTTTGAATAATCCCCTTCATCTGCTACGTTGCCGACTTCTTGCTTCAGCTTCTTAACAACAAACTGAGCCGCCTTTGCTCTATTTTTCTTCAAGCCACGTTCAATTTCTTTATTTATTTCGTTGACATGACTTATATAAAAGCCCTTGTTTGCACCTCTGGCCATTACGCCCTCACCTCTTTGCACGTAGCCAGTTTAATAAAGTCGCGTTCTTGCAAATTCTCTACTGTAAGAACTTCAAAAGTTCTACCGTCGAATAAAATCCGGTTAAGTTCTGACAATTGAGAATATCCACGTACTTTAATCAAATGAGTCGCATGCACATTTTTAGACCGGTACTCAAAGACCTGATCAGCTTTTAAAGGATTAACAGAAGCCCATTCGCTCCATGCTTTTGTCCAAGCATCAGTAAACCCACCAGCACCATCAGGAGTATGATCCAACGATTGTACATCTATATAGTGCCGCAATCTGGTAGAGTCTGATTTACGGGAACAGCCGGAACAGTCGGAACAGCTGGAGTGCCGCAATCTGGTAGAGTCTGATTTAGTACTCTGTCGGTTCATTGATACCTGTCCGATCTCAGCAAATTATAAAAGAAGTCAGGAAAACTGTTTTCGGCTTCTCTGTTGTCACTTCTCCAAGCACAATAAAGCATAATTGCATCTTTCACCTTTGCCGGTACTGCTGCCGCTGTGCTTCCATATCCTACCGTAGTATTGATTGCAAAAGAATCAATACTTCTCAGCGTTACAATAGGCCATAATTTATTGTGGCCGTGTGCAATCCTGCATTTTTTACCAGAAAAACTGATTATAAAATCAGTAAGCAACATAGTAACTTCAACACCTTCACAAGTAACATATTTAATTGACTCAACAGACTGAACAGGAAAAACAGGTAAAGCATAAGGCAAACACGGAAATCCATCAAAAGAGATTTTAACATTTTGAGTCAAATAATATTTTTTGTGATACTCTTCAGCTTTTTCTCTTGCTGATTTAATCCATGTTGACAATAAACTGTCTTCAACGTTGTGAGATATATGACAATGGTCTTTAACCTCTTTCACTGTTACAGGTTCTACTGCTGGCCCTGTTGTTATGTCAATTAAATAGTTCATATTGCCTTACAAAAGCCGGATTTCTCCGGCTAATAGTTAATCAGTCGTATTTACAGTTACAACTTTACTGTATGTAGGATACAGCATAATTGCGCCTTCTGTTTCACTTTTTACAGTTACAACTCCGACCTTTTGCTTAGCTGTTCCACCTGCCGTTGGAGCGGTAAGAGAC